TCATCGCCTGCCCCCATCATTGCCGCTCGCCGCAGGGCCGAGCAGAACGAAATCCGCCCCCGGCAGATGCGGAAATCCGCGAAAGTTCTGCGCATTGCCAAACACGTCCGAACACGTTGCGAACCGATGGTCGCAAGCCAGTCCCGGAAACGCATCCACATTCACACCGCAGCGTTCATCGCCCAGCACGGCGTCGCACTGGCGCGCATAGACCCGGCCCAGCGGGCGCTCGAATTCTGCCTTCCGGCTGACCAGCTGCGCTTCAAACCCGGCTTCGCCGCGCGTCACCTCGCTCAGCCATCCGCTCCACACCGTCACGAACAAATCCGGCCGTTGCCAGTCGGCGCGGATCACATCGACGCGCGCGCCATCCCACTTGCCCCCCGCCAGATCGGCTTCGGTGATCGCCTCATGCGACAGCGCCCCGCCCGCCGCTGCATGGCCGGGCCTCAGATCAGCCGACTGCGCAAAACTTGCCCCCTCGAGCGCCGCGCCGGACTGGTAGAGAATGCCGCCCACCTCCAGCGGCCGATCATGCTCCGTCACCGCCAGCACGAAGCCATCCGCGCGCGTGATCCGCCAACAGAGACAGGTCGTTGCCGCCCCGCTGGCCAGACGCTCTGCAAATTCCTGTTCAATGATCCGCATGATGCCTATCCGATCAACTCGACCAGAGGCACGCGCAGTGCCTTGCCTGCGCCAAAGCCTTCCAGCGTGATATCCAGCCGGTCGGTGTCGAACCGTACCGGACAGTCGAAGCGATACCCTGCGGTCACCACCCCGCCCGGCGCGGGCGCGGCATCCAGCGTCACCTCCCCCGTCGTCGCGTCCAGGCTGAACTCCGCCGTCACGCCATCCACGGCCACGAGCACGCTGCCTGCCACTGGCTTCAGGATGCGCCGTTGATGATCGCCATACGCCTTGACCAGCTGGAACCGCGTCGCCACCCCATCGCCTGTGCCAATCCGCTGATCCGTGGCCGAGGGCACCTCCCCCGCGGCGCAGGACCGGTCATCGAGCGCGTCACGGAACCGAAACCCGTAGAGTCGCCCGCCGCGCGCCTCGAAAAAGGCCACAAGATCCTGCAACGCGTCCAGCTTCAGCGCCGCGCTGCCGACATCCCATCGCCGCCGAGAGCCCGCCCAGACCGCATTGCGCACTTCCGCGCCACTCGCCAGATTCACCACCTCCGTGCGCCGCTCCGGCCCGCCTGTCGCGGCCAGCGCCAGCGGCACGGGAAAGCTCACCTCATGGAAATTCGTCACACTCACAGGAACCGCCCCCCGCCTGCCACGATCCGCGCCAACAATGCGCTGAGGGATGCTTCGCTGCTTTGCCCGGACTGTTCCGTTCCCGGCGCATAGTTCATGTTGAGGGTCACCGCCTGCTGCGCGCCGCTGCCCGCGCTTGCCATCGCGACAACACTTTCCGCCGCCACGCGCGCCAAATCTTTCAGGATGCTCTCGGCCATGCGTTCAAAGTCCAGCTCTCCCGCCCGCGCGGCCTGCCCCAACGCGGTCTCGATGCTCTGCCCGGCCTTGCCGAACGCCGCCTCCAGCGCTTCAGCCGCCTGCACGCCCGGCCCTTCGGCAAGGCTGCGGAGGGCATCGCTGGCGGCGGTTAGGTCATTCTCAAAATCGTTCATCACTTGCCTTTCTTTCAACCTTGCCGCTCACCCCGGCGCAGGCCGGGGCCCAGCGCGTGACGTCCGCACAGCCTCTATCGGGATCCCGGCCTGCGCCGGGATGAGCGGTTGGGTGAACATCCGGAAACCCCGCCATCAATTCCGCGAGCTGCCCAGCCTTCAGGCCCGCTCCCCGCGCTGCCAGCCATCGCCACTCTTTCAGGGACAATCGCCAGAAATCCGCCGGGCGAATCCCCGCCGCCAGCGCTGACCGCATCATCTCCGACCACGGCAACATCAGCCTGCAAGTCCCAGCCGGAACGCTTCGGCCACGGCTCGCGCCGCAGCGCCCGGCGCCACATGCTGCGCGCCCAGCTGTCCGGCAATCTCGCCCTCGCCGCCGCCGCGCAAAAGCGCCGCCAGCACAATCATCAGATCTGCCGCCGACAGCGCCCGCATCCGCGCCTCAAGGTCGCTGATGCGTACACATCCTAACCCCGCCTCGATCTCCGCCAGCGCGCCCAGCGTCAGGCAGAGTCGCCGCGCCTGCCCACCGATCACCAGCTCTGTCTCGCCCCGCGCCGCATTCATGGCAGCACCTCAAAACCCAGCCGCCCTGCGCTTTCCAGCGTGACCGAAAATTCCGCCTCGCCATCATGCGCGCCGCTCCAGCTCAGCTCGGTAATCTGGAAGGCACCTTCGAGAATGCCGAAATCCGGCAAGATCAACTGCCAGTCCGGCGCCTCGCCCGCAAAGAACACGGCCCGCATCCGCGCGTCGCTGGCGGCATCCTTGAACACGCCCCGCCCGGTCACGCGCGCGGTCTTCACGCCCGCCCCGTCGATCAGCTCCCGCCACGCCTCGGCGCTGTCGGCGCTGGTGCCGTCCACCATCCCCGCCGACAATTGAATACGGCTTGCCCGCACCCCGGCCAGCGTCGTGAACCCGCCTGCGCCATCTGCAATCTTCAGCAGGATGTCCCTGCCTCTCTGGCCTGCCATCAGCCTGCCTCCTCTGAGATAATCCGAATCCGGATGATGCCGCGAAAGGCGCGCTTGTCGGCGGTGCGCATCACATCGCCATAGACGACATGCGCCAGCACGACATGCACACCCGGCACGCCCCAGGCCGCACCTTCCACCGCCGCGCGCAAGGCCGCCACCGCCGCCTTCGCGCCTTTCAGCCCGTCCTCCCGCGTGAACACGGCCAGCGTCAGGCGGTGCTCATGCCCGTCCACCAGCGCCGCCCCGGCGGGCGTCACTTCATGACGCTCCAGCTCGGCATAGGGAAAGAGCGGCGCATCGCTTTCGGCGTCGAACACGCGCGCGGGATTGCCGAACGTGGCCTGTACGCCCGCATCTGCCCGCAACAAATCCATCAGCGCGCTTTCGATGGCGGCCTCGACGCTCATAGCCTCCGCTCCCGCCGCGCGGCCAGGATGGCGGACACCTCCTCCGGCAGGGCCTCGCCCGCCTCGCGCCGATAGGCCGCCAGCACCAGCCGTTTCAGCGCCTGCACCAGATCCTCCGGCACATCCGCCGCCGCGCCATAGCCGGTCACGAAGGTGACATCCGCATATCCGCCCGGCGGAATGGATGGCAGCGCCACAAAGGGCTTCAGCCTGAGCCGCCCACCGCTCAGCGCAAACCGCGCGGTATAGAGCTGCGCGGCCCCTTCGGCATCCACCGTCTCGACCGAGACCAGCGCCGAAGCAGGCCCCGGCACCAGCCGCATGCCGGTCCGCGTTACGCCCGATGGCCAGCGGTCGAACCGCCGTTTCACCGTGCGCGTGACGAGTGCCAGCCCCGTCTCCGCCTCCAGCCGCGCCCGCGCCGACGCGATCAGGCCTGTGACGAGATCATCCTCGCCATCATAGCCGATGCGCAGATAGGCCTTCGCCGTATCGAGAGACAAAGCCTCCCCGTCCGGCGGTGAGATCACCGTCAGATTGTTCATTTTATGTTCCAACTAATTAATGAGGTATCAACCCTGCCGGCCCATACCCGCTCCTGTTAACTTTTGAGAAAGGACTGGGAATGGCCCGCAAACCATTGCCTGAAGACCCACCCAAATGGCTAAAATGGGCAGGTCCCATTGGTAATCTTCTTATATTTGTCTGGCGGGCACTGAACTTGGCTTTTTAGCTAAACCAGCCCCTCCAGCTTTTCGATCAGCGCGCCGCCAATGGGCAGGGCGACGCTGCGGACGAGCTCATTGTCGATCTCGGTCTCGGTCGAATTGATCAGGGTCGAGAGCGCTTCGGCGATCTTGGTTGTGAATTCCTCCTGCTGCGGCCCGGTCAGCAATGCAGCCTGGCGGATGAGGGTGGTGAGAATGGATTCGAACATGTTGGGGTTCCTTTGGTTGGGTTGGATAAAAAAAGGTCCGCTCACCCCGGCGAAGGCCGGGGCCCAGCTAATTCAGACCGGACATGCCGGGCGAGGTCCCGGCCTTCGCCGGGATGAGCGGATGTGGGCCCGAGCGCGACGCGTCCGGCTCGAAGGGGGCCTTCCCCCTCCGCCCTTCGGGCACCTCCCCCGCAAGCGGGGGAGGATAAAAATCAGAACACCATCACTTTCGCGGCGTCGAAATTCTGCACGCCGCCGCCGACGCGCTTGGTGGTGTAGAACAGCACGAACGGCTTGGCCGAGTATGGATCACGCAGAACGCGGGCCCCCTGCCGGTCAGCGATCAGGTAGAAGCGGCGGAAATCCCCGAAGGCGATGGCTGCATTGCCTGTGCCAACGTCGGGCATGTCCTCCACTTCCGTCACAGGATAGCCCATGATGGTCGCCGCCTCGCCGCCATTGCCGGGCTGCCACAGATAGCGCCCGTCGCCATCCTTCAGCTTGCGGACAGCCGCCACGGTGCGCCGGTTCATCACAAAGCGCCCATTCGCGCGGAACTGGGCCTTTGGTGTGTAGATCAGGTCAATGATCTGATCGGCGGCGTCATCGGCGGTAAAGTCGCCCGCGACAGAGCCGATCTTGCCCCAGACATGGCTCGCCTCGGCGACGATGTCATAGTCCAGAAAGCCCTTCGGCTTGCCGTCGCCATCCCCGCTGATAAAGGCGGCGGATTCCTGCGCCGCAAAGGCGGCCTCCACTTCATCGGCCAACCAGGCATCAATGTCGGCATAGGAATCTTCCAGCAAGGTCTGCGTCGCCGCCGGCATGGCGTACAGCTCGCCTGCCGGGAATTCCAGCAGGGACAGGCCCGAATGCGTGGTCTGCGTCCGCGTCGCCTGTTCGCCCACCCAGCTCGCCGCGGCGCCAAGGCCAACCGGCTTCTTGTAGGTGCCCGCACTCGTCTGGCGCACGGTTGCAATCTGGCGCATCGGGCTTGCCGCCATCAGGCGCGACTCGATCAGCCGGTCCAGCTCCGGCGGCGCGATATAGCCGCCCTGCTCGTCCGTACCCGTGTTCAGCGCCTTCACGTCCAGACGCGCCAGCCCGCTTTCATCACCCGCGCGCAGGTATCGCGTCCAGGCTTGATTGCGGGCATCCTCGTCCGCCGTCTTCACCGCGCCGGCTTCGGGCCGCGCCATTTTCAGGCTCAGCGCCTCAAGGCGGCGGTCGATGCGGGCCAGACGCTCATCCGTCAGCGGATCGCTGTCGCCCTTGGCTTCGATTTCCGCCAGCCGGGCATCATTCGCCTCCGTATAGGCGGCAAACACCGCCATCAGCTCGGCGGTGTCGGCCCCGCCGCCCGCCATCTTGGTTTCCTTGGTCATGCGTTCTCCATTCCTCTCAAATCCATAATCCTTCGGCCTCACGCCGCTTTCCCTTCGGTGCCCAGCAGGGCAAAGCGCGCACGGGCCTGCATCGGGCTGGTCACGAGGGAGACCTCCACAAGGTCCACCTCGACCAGTTCGCGCCCGTCCGGCCGCCGCGCATTCCAGATGCGGGGGCGAAATCCGATGGAGAGTCCGCTCAGCCCCTGCGCCACCAAGGACCGCGCCGCGACGCCCTCCACCAGGCCGCGCACATACAGGCCACGTCCATCCTCGATCATCCGCACCCAGCGCCCGGCAATCGCGCCGGGCCTGTGCTGTAACAGCATGGGCAGGCCCGTCCCGCGCTGCAGGCTGCGGGCAAACGCCCCCGCCCGCACAACATCCCCACTCGCATCCGGAATTCCGAAGAGAGAGGCGTAACCTTCGATGAGGAGGGGCTCACTTTTCCGCTCACCCCGGCGAAGGCCGGGGCCCAGCGCCGCAAGAGACGCAGCACGCCGGTCGGGATCCCGGCCTGCGCCGGGATGAGCGGCGCTGATCAAACTACTCATCCCCGCCCTCCAGTCTCCGCTCAATCCGGTCCAGCTGGCTCTCCATCCGGTCGACGCCCTCTTCGAGGCGGGCGAGGCGCTCCACCACGCTGCGCCGTTCCCGGACGGTATCTTCCAGGGAAGAAATTCGCTCCGCGGCTGCGCCCGCCCAGACCAGCGCGCCGCCGGTTTGCGCCAGCACGGCCGCGATGAAGGCAATAGTCACTTTCCGGTCGATCTTCATGGCTGCAGCCCCGCCAGGCGGCGTTTCTCTTCGCCCGTCGCAAAGCTCGCCCCTTCCAGCCGCGCCCACAGCGCGTCGCGTTCTGCCGACAGGGCGGGCACACGATCGAGGTCTGGCCGCACGGTCACTTCGGTCTGGAACGGGTCGTCCAGCCAGACCGACAGGGACGCCGCCATCTTCTGCACCAGCGGCAGGATGGTCAGCCGCCAGAAGGCGAGATTGGCCTCTTTATAGTTTGAATACGTATTATCCCCCGGAATGCCGAGCAGCATGGGCGGCACACCCAGCGCCAGCGCAATCTCCCGCGCGGCGCTGTGGCGCGCCTCCAGGAAATCCATCTCCGCCGGGGACAGCGACATGGGCCGCCAGTCGAGCCCGCCTTCCAGCAGCAAGGGGCGCCCCGCATTGGCCGCGCCGGAATACATGCCCTCCAGCTCGTCCTTCAGCGCGTCATACTGGTCCGGCGGCATCCGCCCATGCCCGCCATAGACCAGCGCGCCGGACGGTTTTGCGGAGTTGTCAATCAGTGCCTTGGCCCAGTCCGCGCTCGCATTGTGCAGGTCCAGCGCCCGCCGCGCTGCGCCCAGCGGGGCCAGCCCCATCACATCGCTGACCGGATTGAACAGTTTCAGGTGCAGCACCGGGCTCCAGCCAGTCTCGCCATCGCGCCGGATCAGCCGCTCGCCATGACGCTCACGCACGGCCCACGCCTCGACCCAGCCGCGCGCATCGCTGACCGGGCGCATCATGGCCGGGTTCAGCGCGTAGAGCGCAGAGATGCCTGCCTCGCCCGATAGCTGCACCCCCTCCAGGAAGGCGTTGCCGGTCAGCTGCAATTGCGAATAGGCCGCCTCGAACAGATCCGCCGCCACGCCGTCCGGCTGGGGCCTGCGGATCAGGCGGGCTGCGCCCTCATGATCGGTGACCAGCGGCACGGACGCCGCCGCCTCTGCCACCATGCGCACTGCGCGATAGGCGATTGCATTGGCAAGATAGCCATCCCGCGTCAGCGCCGCGCCCTCCCGGCTGCCCCATCGGGCCTCGCCCAGTTGGGACAGCGCCACGAGGGACGGCGCAGATTTCGCCTCGCTTGGGCGACGGGTGAACGGCCAGATTGGGTTCATGTTGGGGCTCGGCTCCGTTTCCTTTGATGAGCAGAAATTAAATGCCGCCGGTCCCCATCGGATTGGGCAAGGAAAAGTGCCGGAAAATCAGCCCGCTAGCGCCGAAAAGCTGAGGGTTAACCGAACACTACACCCCTAATTTCCTGCGGCCGGGCCATAGCCATGCAGGCGCAAATCTGCTTTTTCGCCATTCGGTCAGGGTCAAAGGAGCTTACAGAATGTCGGCACGCGTGATTTCCATCGCCAACTCCAAAGGCGGTGTGGGCAAGACCACAACTTGCGTCAGTCTGGCAGAGGCCTTTGCCGCAAATGGCTTCCGCACGCTGGTGGTCGATCTGGACACGCAGGCCAACGCATCGCTGCTGGTCTTCGGCCATGAGGGCGACGAGCATTTGTTCCAGGCCATCAATGATTACGTCACGATTTCCGACTGGCTGCTGGAGAATTTCTTCGCGGGCGAGCACAAGCGCCTGTCAGACTTCATCGTCACCGACGCCTCTGACGTGACCTATAATGGCAAGCCGCTGGAGCTGGACCTGATCCCGTCCTCACCGCGCCTGCGCAAGACAGAGCGCGAGTTGATCTATGAGCTGACCGCCAAGGGCTATTCGATGGAGGCGCTGCAGGGCCAGGTCGGCCGCCGCATGCGCGATGATTTCGAAAAGCTGAAAGCCGATTACGATGTCATCCTGTGTGACTGCCCACCCGGCATTTCCGTGATGACCGAAACCGTGCTGGCCGCCAGCCACCTGATCATCGTGCCAACCATTCCGGACTTCATGTCCACGCTGGGCCTCGACCTGTTCACCGGGGACATCATGCGCAATCTGCGCGGCCGCGACATCGAGAACCTGCCCTGCGTGCTGGCCACCCGGTTTGACGGCTCGGCGCACCAGAAGGTCGTGCTGAACGCCATGCGCGATGCGGCGAATGCCAAGGAAACCGAATTCAACATGTTCAACTCGGTGATCCCGATGAAGCCGGGCTTTGCCACCAACCCAATCGAACTTGGCCCAGAGCCAACCCTTCAGGCAAAATGGCCCGGCGATGCCCTCGGCATCATCGAAGGTCTCCTGAAGGAAGTGCGCGAGAAGATTCAATGACCGACACCCCCGCCCCGTCCAGCGCGAAAGCGCTTGTATCCCTGCTGGCCCAGCGCGAGCGCTTTGCGAAGCTCGGCGAGAAGGATTTCGCTGCCGCGACGGCCCTGCTCGTGAAAAAGCTGATGATCTCCGCGGGTCAGACCACGCAAGACATGAAGGATCTGCGCGAGACGGTCGGCGCGGACCTGTTCGAAACAACGCTGAAATCCCTCACCGCCCACCAGGCCCGCCAGTTGGCGCGCCGCATGGACCGCTCTGTCCCCGATCTC